ACTATTGTTGATGTTCTTAGCGAAGGTGAAATAGAAGGCTTTCCATCAGCAGCAGCATTTACAAAAGGCACAGCTAATTACAATACAGCAGCATTAAAAGATGTATTTTTAGGAAAAACTCCAGTTTTAAGAGCTAGTGCCGATCCAACAAATACCCAACCCACAGATTTTAACTTCCAAGATGTAGAGTTTGAACCAAGATTTGGAACGTCAAATCAAACATTTATCCCTGGTATTGCAAATATTGAATCTGAAATTAATGTAGGCTCAAAAGTAGAAAACGGAACTCCAATATCAAGACAGATAACAAATTCTAATATTAATGCGATTAGAGTTACTCTTCGTTTTAATGGCTTACAAAGATTTGAAACTAACGGAGATGTTAATGGTACATCAGTAGATTTAACAATAAAAATTATTCAAAATAACGGCACAACCACAACACCTATAGATGACACAGTTACAGGAAGAACTTCTTCTGCATATAACAGAGATTATCGAATTGATATTCCTGCTGGACTTAACTTTCCAATAACAGTTCAAGTAACAAGAGTAACTGCTGATGCTACTGATTCAAACAGAGTAAGAGATGAATTTTTCTTTCAGTCTTTTACTGAAATTATTGATGAACAAAGACCGTATCCTGATATTGCCCATGCAGCATTAAGATTTGACTCCGAACAGTTCTCGTCTGTTCCAAGAAGAATGTATAAAGTCCGTGGTGTAAAAATAAAAATACCCCATAACGGACAAGTAGATGCAACAACTGGGAGAATAGTTTACACTGGAACATTTGATGGAACGCTTACTACAACTAAAGTTTGGTGCTCAGATCCAGCTTGGATTTTATTTGATCTTTTAACAAATGTTAGATATGGATTAGGAGATCATATTACTGAAGCTCAACTTGATAAATATGCTTTCTATAGTGCTTCGGTTTATTGTTCTACTCTGGTAGATGATGGAGATGGAGGATTAGAACCTAGATTTAGTTGTAATACTATTCTTCAAGCAAGACAAGATGCTTACGAAGTCGTAAATTCCCTTACTTCTGTAATGAGATCTATAAGTTTTTGGACTGCTGGTTCTCTTACAATCTCACAGGACAGACCTACAGACCCAAGTTATTTATTTAATCTGTCAAATGTAACGTCAGAGGGATTTGGATATTCTGGAACAAGCCTTAAAACAAGAGCGACTGTAGTTTCTGTGTCTTATTTTGACATGGACAACCAAGAATTAGACTTTGAAACTGTAGAAGATGCTTCTGCCAAAGCTAAATACGGTGTCTTACATAAGAAAATTACAGGATTTGGTTGTAGTTCCAGAGGTCAGGCTGCAAGATTGGGTAGATTTTTACTGTTTGAAGAGCAAAATTCTACTGAAACAATTAATTTTACTACTGGTTTATCAGAAGGAGTTGTTGTAAGACCTGGGCAAGTCATAGAAGTAAGCGATCCAGTAAGAGCAGGACTCAGGAGAGGAGGAAGAATAAAATCTGCAACAACTACAACTGTAACAGTAGACAACACAGAAGATACAGATTTAGATACTACAAATAATCCAACACTCAGCGTTATCTTATCCGATGGATCGGTAGAAACTAAACCTGTAAGTGGCATCTCGGGTGCTGTTATTACAGTATCTTCTGCTTTTTCATCTGCTCCAAATGCAAATAGCGTTTGGATTTTAAGCAATACCACCCTCCAAACTACTCAATGGAGAGTTGTCAGCGTAACTGAAGATAAGGATAACTATGCAATTATTGGAACGGCTTATAACTCAGGAAAATTTGCATTTATTGAAGATGGTTCTACTTTGCCGACCAGAAATATAACTGTATTAAATGTACTAAAAGAGGCTCCTACTATTGATAGTGCGAAACAATTTTTCTATGTAGAAAATCAAAAAGCAAAAGTAAAGATTATTCTTGATTATCAAGCTGTTCCAGGTGTCAGTCAATATAGAGTTCAGTACAGAAAAGACAATGGAAACTTTATTAGCACTACTGTTACTGGAACCGACTTTACAATATTTGATGCAAGTGAAGGAACTTATGAATTCAGAGTATTTAGTTTAAACGCATCATTAGAGGCATCAGCAGAACCTTCAACTTTAACAGAAGATTTTGCAGGAAAAACTGCTATTCCAGCAGATATAACAGGGCTTACTGCTGAACCAATAAATAATAAACTGATTCGTTTGAAGTGGAACAGATCAACAGATATTGATGTTACTCATGGAGGTCTTGTTTACATTAGGCATGATAGTTCTGGAACAGATGGTACAGGTACTTTTGAAAATGCTGTAGATTTAATAGAAGCGGCTCCAGGAAACTCAACTGAAGCAATAGTTCCTGCTATTACTGGAGAATATATTCTTAAATTTCAAGATGATGGTGGTAGATTTAGTGCAGGAGAAGCTAGTGTTGTTGTAAATATTCCAGAAACAAGTGATGAATTACTTGTTCAGACTAGAAGAGAAGATTTAGATAATCCTAAGTTTCAAGGTGCGAAAGTTAATACATCTTTTGATGCAACAACAAATTCCCTTAACTTAACTGGAGCAGGACAATTTGATAATATTGCTGATTTAGATGCTGTTGGATCACTTGATGATGTTGGTGGAATATCTCCATCAGGTACTTATGATTTTGCATCTACTTTAGATTTAGGTTCAGTATTTAGTCTTGATTTAATAAGGCATTTTAAAACAGAGGGTTTTTATCCATCCGATTTATTTGACTCAAGAATTGCAAATCTAGATACATGGACAGACTTTGAAGGAGATGAAGCTAATGATGTAGATGCTCAATTATTTGTACGCACCACACAAGATGATCCTTCTGGTTCGCCTACATATACAGCATTTCAAAACTTTACAAGTGGTACATTTAAAGCAAGAGGTTTTCAATTCAGAACAGTTCTTACCAGTAATGATCCAGCACAAGATATTAGAGTGTTTCAATTAGGTTATACAGCAAGACTAGAAAGAAGAACTGAGCAAAGATCAAATATTACTCAAAGTGCTCAAGCCACAGCATACACATTTGATTCTCCATTCTTTACTGGCACATCAGCATTATTAGGTGCGAACAGTAACTTGCCTTCAATAAATGTAACTGCACAAAATTTAGCTTCTGGTGATTATTTCGAGATTACCAATGTATCTAGTACTGGTTTTACGATTGATTTTAAAAATAGTTCTAATGCTTCGATTGGTAAGAATTTTTCTTATACGGCTGTTGGTTTCGGAAAAGGATAGTATAATAAGATCAATGTTGCTTTTCTAAATGGCTAGAGTCGATAACACAGGTGGGGCAGGCTATGTAATTGACAATGGAACGGGAGCCGCCGTAAGAACAAAATTAAATCAAATTAGTGCTGCTATTAACTCTTTAAATAGTGGTTCTGGCGATCCATCAATAAACTCAGCTTTTCAGCCACATATTGATACAGGAAGTTCATTATTTAAGATAAGAAACGCAGCAAATAACGCATATGTAACGATAGGAAATATTAGTTTAGATAACTTAGGTCATGTTGTAGCAGCAAGTCCTACGATGAAAGGTTATACAACATCTTGGGGTGCTATCGGTGGAGGCGGTGGAGCTACTGGTGGGGGCACTGAGGCTATATTCCACGAGAATGAAAATCAGATGGATCAAGACTATACAATCGGTGATGGAACGTCTAATATAAATGCAGGAGTTTTTGGGCCATTAACTATTAATGCAACTCTTACAATTCCTACTGGTTCAGTAGTAACTATTGTTTAACTATGGCTTTTATTATTGACGGAACAACAGGAATAGCAACAGTTGATGGAAGTGTTTCCGCACCAAGTCAGCGTGGTCAAGACAGTAATAGCGGAATATCTTATGCAGCAGATACTATAAAGTTTTCAACCAATGGTGTTGAAAGAATGGCTATTACAAATAGCGGTATAACTGGCATAACTCAGGGAAAGTTACTGCAAGTTGTTAGTCATTTAAAGACAGGCGGAAATTTTACAACCACATCTACAAGTAATGTAGACGTAACTGGTATGAGCAAAGATATTACACCTACAGCAGCAAGCAGTAAAATAAAAGTTACTATGAGTTTTGATGCTGATATTGATAATTCAACAAATAATACTAGCGTTGCGTTTTTTATTATTGATAGACAAGTTGCAAGTGGTTCATTTTCTGAGATTGCAGGAATAGCACTTGGAGGTAATAGTATTGGCACAGGTAATTTTTATAACAGTACTGCGATTATTTATCTTGATTCACCATCTTATACTCTTGGCAACGCAATAACTTACAAAATGAAAACTCTGCTTCTTTCTTCGGGAGCTACTATAAGTGTTTCCCAGTCAAATTATCCGAGAACATCAAGCATAATTTTGGAGGAAATCGCAGCATGATTTATACAAAAGCAAAAGCACTAGCAAATTTAAAACCTAATAAACAATTTACTTGGAGTGGTGATGAATATTCTGGTTTAACATGGCTTGAAAGCGAAACAAAACCAACTGAAGCTGAAATTGACGCAGAACTAACTAGGCTTACAAATGCAGAATCTATCAGATTATTAAGAGTTGAAAGAGATAGATTATTAGCAGCTTGTGATTGGGTCGTGCTTAGTGATTCACAGTTGACTACGACTAAAAAGACAGCATGGAAAACATATCGTCAAAGTTTGCGTGATTTACCAGCTAGTGCATCGCCTAAACTTGATTCTAATGGTAATTTAGATATGAGTTCTGTTACCTTTCCTACTGAACCAAGTTAACAATGACAGCAAAGATTAAACTAAATGCAACATCAGGCGGTGGATCGGTAAGTATTCAAGGCCCATCTAATACAAGTAATGACAGGGTTTTTACACTACCAGATACAGCAGACGGCACACTTTTGACCAGTAATTCCTCTGTAGGAAAAGTTGTTCAGTTTAAATCAACAACAAGAACTACTATATTCTCAGAAAATGTTGCTGAAGCTACTTTCACTGCTGCGGCAATGTCTGTAGATATAACACCTTCAAGTGCAAGTAATAAAATCCTTGTGAGAGTAATTGCGACAGTAAGTGCAGCAACAGAACAAAGATATGGTATTGGTATTTTTAAGGATGGTTCAATATTAGTACAAGGTGATGCTAGCGGTAATCGTACCAGAGTTACTGGGCAGGGTAATATGACAGATGGCAACCAAAGAGCTACAACAATCGCAGCAGAATTTGAAGATACTGCTGGAGGAACAAGCCAAATCACTTACGATGTAAGACTACTACACGCTGTTGGCAGTTCAATAGATATATACCTAAACAGAACAGGTTTAGACTATAACTCAGCAGGATATTTTCGTAGTGTTTCAACAATTTCAGCAATGGAGATGACACCATAATGGCATTAGATCACGAGGCTATTTATAGAGCATACACGGGAATAGTCACCAGGATTGACGAAGGGAATGGTGTTTTTGATAAAGATGGAAAAAAAGTAGAGATAGATGACAACCTTGTAGCACAAGCAAGAGCTAAAATTGATGAATTAGCTGCTGCTGTTAAATACCAAACTGACAGAACAACTGATGGTGAAGTTACATATCCTTCGATAGGGGATTCTTTAGATGCTCTTTGGCATTGTATTGATGCTGACGATGATTTAAAAGTTAAGTTTAAAGTTTGGTACGATGCTATTAAATTAGTTAAAGACTCCAACCCAAAGCCTTCATAGGAGATAAATTATGAGCAGTAGATTAATCGTAAACAGTATTAGACATTCAGGAGCAAGTGTTGATGGAATTACTCTGGATAATTCTGGTAATTTTTCTACAGGCGGCACAGTAACAGACGGCAAAGGTAATGTAAGAAAAATAATTATAAACTCTCAAAGTGGTGCTTACACTTTAGTAGCTGCTGACGCAGGTAAAGCCATACATATTTCAACTGGAGGTGTTACTGTTCCAAATGCAGTTTTTTCTGCTGGTGATGCAATAACTATCATTAACAATAGTGGGTCGAGTCAAACCATAACACAAGGTACTAACGTAACTATGTACAATACTGCTGATGCCGCTACAGGGAACAGAGCTTTAGCTGGTAGAGGACTAGCAACTATGTATTTTGTTGATTCTTCTACTGCGTACATCTCAGGATCAGGGTTAAGCTAATGCCTATCCAGCAAATCTTATTAGGTGCTGGAGGTGTTGCTGCTGTTGAGGTAAATGCAAGTAATACTACAAACGTTGTTTTAGCAACTGTTTTTGGATCGGATTGGAGCGATAGTGTTGATAAAGTATATAATGTTCCAGCAGGGGTAACGATTGGAGCAACTGGAAGCAATGCAGCAATACTAGCTTCTTCTGGTATGGGTGGGAGCTTAGTAATAAATGTTTCTGGAACAGTTATAGCAGTACATGGATCAGCAGGTGGAGGCGGTACTAAAGGGTATGGTGCGAATACAAGTAATGCAATTAGAACTGGTGATGATGGAGGTGCTGGTGGTGCTGGTGGTCATGCAATAAATATAAATAGCGCAAATATAACTGTAAACAATCTCTCAGGCGGTCAGATTTCTGGCGGTGGAGGAGGCGGCGGAGGCGGAGGCGGAGGAGGCGGTGGTACTGCTTTCGGATTAGGTTGGGCTAATGGTGGTAATGGAGGTTCTGGCGGTCAAGGTGCAGGATACAATCAAACATCAACTAATGGAAGTAGTGGTCAATCAGGTGACGGTTATGCTGGCGATGGTGGAAATGGTGGAAATGGTGGAGCATTAGGCACTGCTGGTCAAGGCGGTCAAGATGGACAAATAGGTAGACGATCAAATAATCAACCTACAAGTGGTCAGTCACAAGGTGGGGCTCCTGGAGCTGCTGGTAAAGCTATTTATAGTAGTAATAGTACTTCATGGACAAACGGCACTACTTCTGGAACTTATCATGGAAGTTACACCTAAATTTATTTTTTATAATTTAAAAAGTTACAAATAGAATATCTACCAAATCCTTTTCCTATATGTTCGGGCAACATTTGGATCTCATCTACTGAGTGCTGAATAACACTAGGAAATACTACGGCATGATTTGTCTGTACTTTAATACGCTTATTAAAATCAGGAAAAAAGAAATCACCACCTTCAAATTTTTTAGGTTCTTTCCATAACCATATACAAATAGATGCAACACAATTATCTACATGAGGTTCATACTTACCTTCATTCTCATAATATGAAAGCAAACTATAATCTTCAGTTGGAACAAAATGGCGAAAAAAGTAATTATCTGATCTTTCACAAATTAAACCCCTTTCAAATAATTTTCTATTGATATTTAAAATGTTTGAATGTTGCCTATTTCCAAAGATATGGTCAAGAAATTGACCTTTTCTTTTTGATTTACTATTACCATCCGCATCTGTTGCAGAATAAGTATTTAAGTTTAATATTTTTTGATTAGATTGATAATAGTCTAATTCAGTAAAAATTAATCGAAGTTCTTCTTCTGTATAGAGATTTTCAATATACAAAAACGGAAATGGATCAGTATGCGAAGTTATTTTCATAAAAGGGTGGTCTAAATTTCTTTTACTTAATTAACTTTTTCTTGCATCTGTCTAGTCATTAACCCCATAGTGACGTAAAGAGGGGATAAGGCTAGAATAAGCAGTAATACGAGCACACTTGAAAAAGAAAGTGCTTTTAGTATCGCAAATTTAATCATGTTTCAAAAAATTGCTAATATTCTTAGCATT